CCCGCCTATGCTGTGACGGATGCTCTCGGAAACTGCATCGGACATGTCTCGAAAGAATTGGCTGCGACAATCTATCAGAAATATAAAGATTGTTATTTTGCTGTTTCTGTTGATGACATCACCGGAGGTGATTCCGGTCTGAAATATGGATGTGTTATCAGTATAGATATATATGATTCTGCTCCGGAGACAAACGAAAATGAATCCTCGACTGCTGCAACGGTTGTTGATGTCATTCCTGCTCCTGTTCAAAACGCAGAATCAAGCAAAACGAATCGTGTATATAGTGCAATGCTCACCGTTATCGGTGCTTTGCTTATCCTCGTTGGTCTTGTTTTATTGTTAATTGCTCCGCTTGGCGGTGCTGTTGCGATTGTCGGAGGTGTATTTTCAATCGTCATCGGTCGAAAATATAAAAAATCGTAACAAAAAAGACGACCCGTGCTGCAACACGAATCGCCTTTGTGAAACCTCCGTCTCATGCTACTGCAAAAGGCACTGACAGAATGTTCCCGCAAACACCATTCTATCATAAAACCGTGCTTTTTGCATTGGTTTTATTTTTTATACTCTTTTTTAGGATGGTGATTTTATGAAACTACCGAACGGGTTCGGGTCGGTCTATAAATTATCCGGAAACCGACGAAATCCCTATGTAGCAAAAAAGACAAAAGGGTGGGAAATTGACCCTATAACCGGAAAATCAAAACAATTATATATAACCGTCGGATATTACCCGACACGCAAAGAGGCTCTCACCGCATTAGCGGAATATAACAAAGACCCCTTTGATTTGCACCATGCAACTATTACTTTCGAGGAAGTGTATGAGAATTGGTCAGAAATCCATTTTGAAAAAATCAAGGACACGAATGGTTATAAGGCTGCTTTTAACACATCGAAACCCCTGTGGAAAATGAGATTTGTTGACATCAAACTGGATCACCTACAAAGTGTCGTCGATAGCTCCGGCAAAAATACTCCCACACTTAAAACCTTGAAAATCCTGTGGGGTCTCATGTATGACTATGCTGTCATTCACGAGATTGTGTCTCAAGATAAAAGAGACATGGTCAGATACGTCGATATAAGCAAGGCGGGAAATCCGAACGCATACAACCGGAAACCTTTTTCAAAGAAAGAGATTTCTATTCTATGGAAATGCAAGGATTCAAACATATATGTGACCGTCATTCTTATTATGATTTATTCCGGTGTCCGTATCGGGGAACTCCTCGACCTTGAGAAAAAGGACATCCATCTTGATGAACGATGGTTCTATGTGAAAGAATCCAAAACAGAGGCAGGAATCAGAGAAGTTCCCATTGCCGAAAAGATTGTACCGTTCTTTGAATACTGGATGAACCGGAAATGTGACCATCTGATTTGTACACCCGACGACGAACCTTTTCAGTACCGGAATTATTATGATTCCTACTGGATTCCTCTGATGCTTGAGTTCGGTTTCGGGAAATTTGTCATTGATGAAACAAAAAAAGAACCTGTCTATGACGGACACCGCCCACATGATACAAGACACACCTGCATCTCTCTCCTCACCGAAAAGGAAGTTGACGAGAGATTCATCAAGAAAATTGTCGGGCATAAAGGACAGGGTGTGACCGAAAACGTCTACACCCACATTGAACTCCCGACCAAACTTGATGCAATCAATTTGATTTGATGGAGGTGTACCGATGGATAGAAAAGAATATAAACAGGCTTTTGATAGGGAACGCTATGAACGAATAGAGTTGAAAGTTCCTAAAGGAATGAAAAGTATTATCAAATCTCTTGCTAATAGCAAGGGAATGTCTGTCAATGCGTATCTGCAAGACCTCGTCAGAAAAGACCAGTGCGGAATGTTTGACACGATGCAGATTGCAGAGAGGAACAGAGAAATGATTTCCGGAATCACTGGAAACATGCACGACGGATATGACATCATATTCAAGGATGGTTATTCCTGCCACTGTCGCACGAAAAAGGATGTCCGGTCTTGCATCATAGACCATTGCACTGAAAAAGGCGGTTGATACCGTCTTTTTTTCTGTCCTACGGAGGACACGCAAAGTCCTACGGAGGACACCTTTTTTCGTGTTAGTTACCTGTGTGTTACTTGTTAGTTACCGGAACATTTTCGTGTGTTTTGAGGGTGTCTGATAGATTTTCAGAATATAAAGAAAACCCCGAAAACACTGGATTTTCGGGGTTTGTTGCTCTTTTTCGATATTCGGTTGAATTATCGCTTGCTGAACTGCGGAGCGCGACGAGCTGCTTTGAGACCGTACTCACCTGACCTTGATCCCA